TTTAAGTCAGGTTTGTAAGATACTTGATAAGCATGCCGCACCTTCTGTACAGGGTCCTAGTGGGGCAATTGAAAAAGACACACAAACTGGGGAATGGAAACTTAAGATGGGGAATTACTTTCCTCGGGATAGTGTAGATGATCCACCTTTAGAGTATGTAACGTGGGAAGCTAGCCTTGATGCAAATTTCAAAATTATAGACAAAATAATCAATCTTCTCTATGTAATTTCTGAAATGGGTAATACGATTTTTGGAGATATGGATAACAAAGGGTCTGTTGGTCAGCTTTCCGGAATCGCACTAAGACGTTTAATGATTTCTCCATTGGCAAAAGTAAACCGTATAAGAATGCGAATGGATCCTGCTCTTAAAAAAGCTATAAAATTATGTTCTCAGCTTGGTGGCGAAAATATAATTGATTTAACCGGGAAGCCTTTAAGTATTGTATGGAAAGACGGTCTGCCTCAAGATGAAATGGAACAGGCAAATATAATGTCTATTAGAACTGGTGGTAAACCTACCATAAGTCAATATAGGGCAGTTCAAGAGCTTGACGACTTAAGTGCCGAAGATACTCAAATTGAGATTGATAGAATTGATGAAGATGAAGCTAAGACTAATCCTTTAGGTAATGGAAACTTTCCTTTTTCAAGTACGGCGGTTTCTGGAGATATTGAAGACCAAAATACTGGTGGTGCTGAATAATGAATGATAAATTAGTCCAAAAACTCATTGAAATATATCAAAAGGCACAGCAGGAGCTTGTAAAAACTATAGCTGAAAAAGAAGCTATAGGAAATTTGGCAACTTATCAAAAGAGTTTATTGTTCCAGGTAAATCAAGTATTATCTGAATTGACTAAACAAGCTTATAAGTTAAGTAATGAGATAGTTGAATCTTACTATAAAGACACTATTGACGAGGTTTTGCAGGATTTAAAAGATAAAGGTCAGCAAATTCAAGTTACTGGATTTTCAAAACTTCATACTGGGGCTATAGCTGTTATTGCTAAGAATTTTTTTCAAGACCTTCAGGACGCAAATAATTTTGTTGGTAGACAAATATCTGATTCTATTAGAAAAGCTGGACTTGATGCAGTATCACAAAAAATTACAACTGGTCAAACTGTTAAGGAATGTAAAAAGAATCTTGTTAATATGCTTATTGACCAAGGCTTAAATGGTATTAAGGATAAAAGAGGAAGAATGATAAGTTTAGATGCTTACGCTTCTACTGTGGCACGTTCTACTACCGCAGAAACAACCAATACAGCGACTACAAACCAACTTACTAAGCTTGGCTATGATTTAGTACAAATGACAGAACATTCGCCTACGTGCGCTATATGTGCTTTATATCAAGGACGTGTTTATTCTATCAGTGGTAAAGATACTAGATTCCCAGCTTTAGATGTAGCTTTTAGCGGTGAGTTTGCAAATATTCATCCTAACTGTGCTCATAGAATTTTTCCTTATATAGAATCTTTAGCGGATAACCTTGATAAAGACCTTGAATTTAGCAATAGACCTTTTGAATTATCTGAAAAAGATAAAAAGGTTTTAGATACTTATAATAAGCAGCAAAAGGAAAAAGTGAAACTTAGGAATGACCGTAACCAGTGGCAACGATATAAATTAGCAATGCCGGGTGATACACCTAAGAATTTTGCTAGTTTTAGAAGGATTAAAAATCTAAACAATGATAAGTACCAAAGTTTATTGAGTGGGTATAGAAGCTTAAGACAAGGTGGTGAAGGAAATTGAACTTAAAAGATTTTCTTCTTGCATGGTTTATTTTAGATGCTATAGCCGTAATAATTATCAAAAGCTATAGACAATATATGATTAAATGGCTTCAAAGTTTAGATGAGAAGGTGAAAAAATAATGTCAAAAGTAAAAATAATATCTGATGGTGTTAAAACTAAAGTCTTTATAGATGATAAGGTAATAACGAGAGTTACAGCTTTGAAGATATGTCAAAATGCCGCGGAAATACCTACTCTTACTTTGCAAATAGCACCTGAAAATATTGAAATTGATGGTAAAAACATACCAATTAAGTTTGCTAAAGATAGATGTAGTTTTACTGCTGAAAATATAGTTGCTGGTAAATTACATGAACCTTTAGAGATTGAGGGCTTAAATGAGTTTCATGAGGAATTAAAGAAAATGGATGAATCTACTTTAAAAGCTGTAACTGATGAAAGTTTATTAAAGTTTTTAAATAAGATAAGTGGAAAGGAGTGAGAAATAATGGCTAAATATATAAAGAAGCCAGTTGTAATTGAAGCAAAACAATTAAAATTTTCTACAATATCGCAAGAAAGCTTGATGAAATGGTGTAAAGGAAAGAAAGGACTTGATGGTGGTATAATTATCTCTACGCTTGAAGGAGATATGATAGCCAATACAGGTGATTACATTATAAAAGGTGTAAATGGAGAGTTTTATCCATGTAAGCCGGATATATTTAAAAAAACTTATGAACCTGTATTTGTGCCCGAAGATAGCAATGGAATATGTGAAGATACTGAAGTATGTAACAATCCAAGGTAAGGATGGGTATATATGAAAGTTAAGGATTTGATTTTAAAGCTTCAAGAATTAGATGAAGAAAAAGAAATAATGATAAATAGTGATTATCCTTATATTAATAATATTGAAGATTTAGGAAACTATTATTGTATTTATGGAAACGATACTGAGAAATAGGAGAAATTAGAACTTTAGAAATAAAGATTTTATTATTTTTAAAATAGGAGGAATATATAAATGGAAAAATTATCAACGATTCAGAAAATAGAGAAATTAAATGATGTTTATGCTGTAGATGAAAAAGGTGCTGGAGGTGCAAATCATAAATACAGAATTCAATATGAGTTATTTCCAATTGGAGAGCCTAAAGAAACTCATATTATCACAGAAATTCAGTTGCAAAATGGTGCAAGGAAGATGGATAATTCTATCCATGGTGTGATTGATACTGACTTGTTAGAAATAGTAAGAGATAGACTTAGGAGTTTTCAAGTTGGAACATTTTCAAGTAGAGAAAATGCATGTGCATTAACACATATTGAAGAAGCTTTAATGTGGCTTAATAGACGTGTAGAAGATAGAATTGAAAGAAATGTACTAGGTACCAATAATAAGTAATTCTCAAAGCTTTAGAAATAAGGTTTTTTATTATGCTTAAAAGGGGGTACAAAAGTTATGAAACATTATATAACTAAATACTGGGAACATGGGAAACACTTTGCTGAAAGTTGGTTGCAGATAAATATTTTTGGCAAGTGTTTTTGTTTTTGGAAAAATAAAATTGAAATTTAGGAGGAGAATTAAATGGCAGATTTAAAGAAAATACTTGGTGAAGAATTATATAGCCAAGTTACTGAAAAATTAGGAGATAACAAGATTGATGTTGTTTCTGATGGAAATTATATTCCTAAAGGTAAATTTGATGAAATCAATACTCAAAATGAAACTTACAAAACTCAGGTAGGTACTCTAAATGGTCAAATTAAAGACCTTGAAAAGTCAGCTGGTGGCGATAAGGATTTGCTTACAAAGATTGAAACTATGAAAGGTGATAATGAAGCTTTGACTGGAAAAATCAAAGACATAACAATAAAAAATGCAATAAAAATGGCTTTAATAGAAAGTAAAGCTAAATACCCAGATTTGCTTGCTAAAGAAATTGATATCTCAAAATGTAATGTTGATGAAGCTGGGAATACAACAGGAATAAAAGAGCAACTGCCAAGTTTACAAGAAAACTATAAAGATTTTTTTGAAGCTGAAATCCCTGGAAATAGTGGAGGTAATCCTCCGGGGGCAACAAATAGTAATGTTCCTAACTTAGATGAAGAATATCAAAATGCTTTGAAAAGTGGAGACTTGCCTTTGGCAATTTCTATAAAAAATAAATTATTTGATAAAAAATAGGAGGTAATTTTACATGGCAAACGTTAATGGTCAAGGTACAGTTTGGAATCTGCCAAACTATGCCGGAGAATTATTTACAGCAGATATGATTAATACACCTTTTCTTTCTATGATTGGAGGATTAACAGGTGGAAAACAAACAGATAACTTTGAATTTCCAGTAGACTCTACTTACTCTATGCCAGCTGCAGCACAACCAGGAATAACAGAAACAGCTTCTTTAACTGCTCCAACTGCAATTGGATATTCAAGAGATCAGAAAACTAATGTAACTCAGATATTTCATGAGAAGGTTTCAATTTCTTATGTTAAGTCAAGTAATGCTGGAAGAATGAGTGGTCTTAACACAGCAGGACAACAAAATAATGCACCTTCTGAAAAAGACTTTCAGATCGCAAGAGCACTTGAGAAGATAGGCAGAGATATTGAGTATACCTGTCTTAATGGTGTTTACCAAGTTGCAACAAGTGCAGCAGTAGCAAATAAAACAAGAGGTATGATTTCTTTATGTTCTACTGGCAGTACAGTGGCAGCCGCAGGGGCAAGCCTAAGCAAATCTTTAATTGACACTTTATTTAGAACTATGTATAGTAACGGTGCAATGTTTAAGAATATGGTTTTATGGGTTAATGGTTTCCAAAAACAAGTCATATCAGGTCTTTATGGTTTCGCACCACAGGACAGAAATGTTGGTGGTGTTAACATCAAGCAAATAGAAACTGATTTTGGAAACATAGGAATAGCTTTATGTAGATTTATGCCAATAGATACTATACTTGCGTCTGAAATGTCTGCAATATCTCCAGTGTTTCAGCCTGTACCTGAAAAAGGTAACTTCTTCTACGAAACACTTGCCAAGGCTGGTGCTTCCGAGGATGGACAGATATTTGGGCAGTTTGGTCTTGCTCATGGAGATATAGCGTTACATGGAACTATTACAGGACTTGCAACTTCATAAGGGGGATTTTAATATGGCTACACCAAAACCAAAAATAAAAGATCATCCAGCAATACCACCTAGTGTTAAACAAACACTGGTAATGCCAAGTCAAAACGATAGTGTCGCAGCTGATGTTGCGACGATTAAAGATGATTTTAATGCTCTCTTAGCAAAATTAAGAACAGCAGGATATATTGATAGTTAGGAGTGAGAAAGATGGCTAAATTTAAAGGTTATGGACTTGTATGGAACAAAGATAAAGATGAAGTTTTATGTGAATTTAAAAACGGAGAGGCTGAAACTTCCGATAAGAAAGTAATATCTAAACTCAAAGAATTAAAGTATGAGGAAATAGATACTACTGGAGATACTGAAGTTCAGGCGACTGAAAATCCTGCACCAGCTGAAACAAAATAGCGAGGTGATTCTATGGCTTTGATAGTAGGAACTAATAGTTATATTGATATTGATGCGGCACAGGCCTATTTTGATAATAGGCTTTATTCTGATGTATGGACTAATGCTAGTCAAGAAGATAAGTTAAAGGCTCTCATGACGGCAAGTAGTAGAATAGACAATGTTCCAGTAATGGGAATTAAAAAAATATATTCTCAGCCTTTAGAGTTTCCTAGGTATTTTGAAACTGATGTAAGTCAGAATGTTAAAAATGCAGTTTGTGAGGAGGCTCTCGCTTTACTGAAAGGAGTTTCTAAACGTATAGAATTGCAAAGACAAGGTGTAAAATCATTCAGTTTTAATGGTGGTATGAGTGAAAACTATGGTAATGGTAAAAGTTCAATTCTATATTCTCATGAGGCAATGGAATTTATGAAGCCTTATTTTGGGAGCGTGAGAATGGAATGATAGAGGATTATTTTAATACTACAATTGTTTGGAAAAAATCTCTTGGTAAAAATGCTTATGATGAGGAGGAATATGAAGTTGTCAATATTCCTTGTCTTAAGTTTGATAAAATTAGGCTTACAACTAACAAACAAGGCGAACAGGTAACTTCTACATCAACTATTAACATGAAAGATAAACCCGGTTATGATGATATGTTTGACGGTAGAAAGATACTTACTATAAATAGTATGAATGGTTTAGATATCATTGAAGGATATGAGGTGTTAATATGAGTGATAAAGAATGGACGCAAGTTGATGGATTAGCAGAACTTGAAAAGAATTTTGACAAAGCTCTTAAAGAAATGGGTGTTATAAATAACAAGGCTTTTACTGATGTTGTTTTAGATTTACTTGGTAAGTCAGTACCATTGGCTCCTGTAGATGAAGGAGATTTAAGAGGTTCTGGAAGTGCTACTATAAATGGGACTACAGTTGCAACAGGCAATAAAGAAGGTGAAATTGACATAAAAGGTAATGCATCTGATGAAGAAATTATGGGGGGCGAAGTTGGTTTTTCTGCTGAATATGCAGCAACACAACATGAGCATTTAGAATTTAAACATCCTAAGGGTGGTAAAGCAAAATACCTCGAAGATCCTTTTAAAGCTAATTCGCAAAAATATATTGACCATATTGCACAAGCAAATAAGGACCACTTAGGGTAGGTGATTTTATGCTAGAAGAAATAGGAGT